GAAAGCACATGAACTTTCAGAGGTCGTTCCTTTAGCAGTAACAGGAACAAAAGATGCAGTAGATGACAATGGTGATGCAATCTATCAAGGAATAGACCAAAGCAAACTCGTACCTTTGTTAGTCAAAACAATTCAAGAACTAGAAGCTAGAATAACAGCATTGGAGAGTGAATAATGAGTGTAACAGTATCAGGAACAGGCACAGATAATTTAGCAGGTTTGCTTAGACCAAGAAAAACTGCGACACCGATAATTATAAATGGTGATATGCAAATTGCACAAAGAGCAACGAGTGGCACATACACAGGCACAGAAGATGAGATAGAAACTTGCGACAGATGGAAAGGATTTATAGGTAGTGCAGGGACATTTACAAACACACAAGATACAGATGTTCCGACAGGTTATGGTTTTGCCAAAGCATGGAAAATAGACTGCACGACTGCTGATAGTTCTCTTAGCTCGACAGACTTCTTTTTTGTGAGACAAAAAATAGAAGGTCAAAATTTACAGGTGTTCAAAAAAGGTACATCATTGGCAGAAACATTCACACTCGCATTTTGGGTAAAATCTCATGTAGCAGGAACTTACACATGTGAGCTAGAAGATAAAGATAATTCAAGAAGTGTGTCAAAAAGTTACACGATATCTAGTGCGAACACATGGGAAAAGAAAGTTATAAATTTTCCTGCTGATACATCAGGAGCATTTGGAAATGATAATGGAGCAAGTCTTGAAGTAAAATTTTGGTTATGTGCAGGTAGTGGTTTTTCTAGTGGAACATTACAAGAGACTTGGGATAGCACGACAACAACAGAACAGGTTGCTAGTGGTCAAGTAAATCTTGCAAGTAGCACAGATAATAATTGGTGGTTTACAGGTGTACAGCTAGAAGTAGGAACATTCTCATCAACAGATTTACCTGACTTTCAATTTGAAGATAGAGGTACAAGTTTAGACAGATGTCGTAGATATTGTTTTGTATCAGGTTATTCAGGAGATGGTGGTGCAAAATGTATTGCAGACTTTGGAATAGCTATTGGTACTACTCTTGTAGATTCTTATATGGATTTGAAACCTGAAATGAGGACAGCACCATCAATGACTAATAGTGGTGCTTTGAATATATCTAATGGCTCGACAGGTTTTTCTGCGACTGCAATAGCAATCAACAGTACAATTAACAGTAGACAATTTGCTGGTGTTAGAACAACTTGCTCATCAGGTTTGACTGCAGGTGATTTATACAGAGTAGAAGAGGCAAGTTCTAGTGGTGCAATAGTAGTTTTGGATGCAGAGTTATGATACAAAGTGCAAAATATGTAAAAAGTGAAATCTTCGGAAAAGAACAAAATATTTCTGTAGATGTAACTTATACGAATGGTAAAGTTTGGTCAGTACCTTTGAATGTAGCTGATAATAGACATTGGATAGAATTACAAGAATGGGTAGCAGATGGAAACACAATACAGGAGAGTGACTAATGGCATTAGTAATCAAAGGTAGCAGTAGCGGGCAGATTACACTGGATGTACCCAGTTCTGCGGGAACTAATACTCTTACAATTCCAGCATTGACAGGAACAGCAAACATTGTCGGCTCATCTTTTTCTGCATATCAAAGTTCACAACAAACAGGAATATCTAATGGAGTTAATACAAAAATAAATTTTCAAACCGAAGAATGGGATTTGAACTCAGATTATGACACCTCTAATTCAAGATTTACCCCTACTGTTGCTGGTTACTATCAAATAACAATAGGGTGTCAAGGTGGTACGAGTAGGTCAGGAAATGGAACATCAGCACTATTCATTTTTAAAAATGGCTCTAAATTCAAAGATATGGTTATGAATGAAGGTCATACAAATCAAGTAACTTGGGGAATACACACAGGCATTGTAGCTGTAAATGGCTCATCCGATTACATAGAGGCATATGTCAATGCAGATGGTATGCCATCTACTTTTAATCTAAATAGTAATACAGATAACCATAGAACTTTTTTTCAAGGAATATTTATAAGAGGATTGTAATGACTTTAATAGAAAAAATTATATCTGTAAGACCGAAGTTATCTATAAGTGATTTTTCACTTCTTGAAGGTACAATAATTATACAAAATGATTCAGATGGTAAAGGTGATTATATCAAAGAATGGAATCACCCGACTGAAACACAACCAACAGAAGAAGAATTAGGTTGATGAAATATGAAAGTAACCTTAGAACAACTTGCAGAAAAGATAGATTCGATCAATGCTAGGCTAGATAAAGTTGAACACAAGGTAGACGATCTGACATCAGTAATTAATAAATCAAAAGGTATCATAGGATTCTTAGCATGGGTTGGTGGAATCGTAGCTGTGATATATTCAATGTGGAAGTGAGATGAGTTTCCTAAGTGGAGAAGTAGTCAATCTTTTGTTATCGTCTGGAGTTGGCGCACTATTTCAGTTGATGGGTGCTAAAGCTAATGCACAAGCTGATATGATGAAACAGCTCACAGCAAACCATGAACTAGAAGAAAAAAGCAGAGATAAAGTAAGAAACAACACAAATTCATTTTTTATGATGACACGCAGAGTTATAGTTCTGGCGTGTGTATTTTCTATAATAGTTTTACCAATGATAGCGCCTTTGTTTTTGAATGTTCCTATATATATTCAAACTGAAATAGAGACTGGCACTGACTGGCTTTTATTTAGCACAAAAGGAACTGAAATGGCTTGGACTGAGGTAAATGGTATTGCCATATTATCTTGGCATAAAGACATCATACTCAGTATTATAGCCATGTATGTAGGATCAAGTATTGCCAAAGCGAGATGAGACCAGAACTTTGCACACTCAATTATGGTCTTGCAGTTTTTTGCTTGATGTTAATTTTATATATTGTTTTCAAGGATGACTAATGAACAGAATATTTTTAGCAATCGTAATCTTTATAATAATCATACTAGGCTATGCTGTTGAAGACGCAGTTGGTGATGTATCTAGCAGTGGCGCTACAACAAACACGCAGTCTACCAGTGGATCAGGCTCATCTAATACAGCCATAACTGGTGGTTATTCGAGTGAGACTACTTATCAAAGTGGATCTAGCTCAAACACCACAAATGCCACAACCAATAACAATCGTACTGAGACAGCAGTAAACCCAGCAAATGCGCCATCTATGAGCGTATACGGAACTGGTGGAGACTCATGCTCTTTAGTCGTCTCATCAGGTATCAGTGTGCTAAATTTCTCAATAAGCGGTGGTGGATATGTTTTAAAAGATGAACAATGCGAGAGATTGAAAAAGGCTAAAATGATGAAAGCATTAGGTATGACTGTAGCCAGCATATCAATTATGTGTTTAGATTATGATGTGTGGCTTGGCATGAAAAACAGCAACACCCCTTGCCCTATTGATGGTCTTATCGGTGAAGACGCAAAAAAAAGATGGGAAGAAGTCGGTGGATTTTATAGAGACATAGAATCCAAAGATCAAATCGAACAATATAAAAAGTATAAACACAGTCTTAGAAGATGAAATACCTTATACCTTTACTTTTCCCACTTACAGTATTCGCTGAAACGACATCCAATCTTGTGGTAAATGGTGACTTCGAGACAGGAAATGCCAATGGCTGGACACAGACTGGCGCTGGTCAAGTTATCGGAGACTGTTGTAGCACACAAGGTAATCCATCTAATTATGATTATGAGGTTGGAGACTATGGCGCTATCAGTCAAGATTTTAAACTGTACTCAGATACAATTACAAATGATATGCTTGATCAGGGCATTGTGCTTTCAAGTGAAGTTCTCGTACAAAATGGTGAAGGCGGAATTGGTGGCTGGGCTAGAAATAGAGGTGGCGCTGACCAGTTCAGCATAACTCTTAGAATCAAGGACAATCAATCAAACATACTCAGCGAGACAACTCAAAGTCGCACACAGACCACTAATATCTACGGAGAAGTATTTGAGGATGTTTTGACATATACAGGATCAGGAAGTCGTATCGGATCTATTGAGCTGAGTGGAACTGACGCAAACGCACCAGCTACACTGGGTGGTAGCAATTTTGACGATATCAAAGTCTTCATGGAATATTCACCTATTGTACTGACTACAGAGCAAACACAAGAGATCCAAGAGGTTTTTGAAGAAGTAGAGCAAGTAACACAGATTGAAGAGTTTATATTCGAGGAGATAGCAGTAGAGCCAATGACAGTTGAAGAGTCAGCCTTTGAGCCAATCGAAGAGATAGCTGAGGTGTTGCCAGAAGAAGAGTTTGTTGAGCAGACGATAATCTTGACACCGACTATGATGAGTGAAGAAACTGTAGAAGAGACTGTCGAAACTGTGCAAGAGCCAACTGTTGTTGAGAATACAGTAGAAACAGTAATAGAATCTGAGCCTGTAGTTGAAGAGACCACTGAGGTAGCAGAGGAAGTATTTACAGAATTAGTATCTGAAACTGAAACGGAGAACGAAACAAATAATGAAGAAACGACAGAAACAATCGAAGAGAATAATACAGAAACAAACGAAGAAACAGAACAAGCACCTTCCAATAACAACAGTAGGCGTACTGAAGTTGCAATAAACATTAGTGATATTAGTAAAAAAGTTGCAGAAAAAATTAAATCCATTGATGGTCAGTTAGTTGCAACACAAATGATAGTATCTAAAGTTATGCAAAGTAATAGTGATATATCATCATATTCAAATGTAAATAAAGATATATTTATACAACCAGAGATACAAAATATTGACATAAGTTCTTACACAAATAATACTTATGTTGATATAAGAAATATTTATCCTAATCAAATATACGAGGACAGACTGTGGACATCAAGACAATAGCAAGTGGCATAGCCGTACTAGTAACCATTTCTGGGCTGATACTGTTTCAAGGGCAACTTATAGAGAGGGTTGAGGTACTTGAATCTCAGGTAGTCGATACCAAGCCTATAGAAAAAGATATTATAGCTATAAAAAAAGACATAGAACAGTTACAGAAAAAAACAAGGAATCCACTGTCTCAATAGACATGGAAACACCACTAGCAATAGCGCTGATCGTAGCGTTACTTTATGGCTACTCATCAAGTATTAGAACTAGATATCTTATGCCTAAATTCTCAATGATTGAATTGTTGTTGATTTTATTACTTTCAGCTATGATAGTGCATAACATATTTATAAGGAGTTGAGATGGCTGGTGTAAGCGTTGTAACTGCTGAGACTGATTTATTATTTACCATAGCAGAACTAAAAAAACATCTAAGAATAGATAACACTGACGAAGATGACAATGTTTTAGTTGTCTTACAGTCAGCAGTTCATAATTATGTCAAAAATTACACCAAAAGAAGTTTGACCACACAGACACTCAAATTAGGTATAGATTCTATATATGACGCAGACATACCTATCAGAGAAGGTAATTATGTTGGTATTGATCAAGACATAACTAGAAGATCAATAATACTTCCACAGTCACCAGTTGCCTCAATAACCCATGTAAAATATTATGATGACGCAGATACAGAATCTACTTTTGCCTCATCAAAGTATTATTTAGATAGCATGAGTGTACCAGCTAGACTTGTTTTGAGATCAGGTGAATCCTATCCGACAGGACTAAGAGTTGCTAATGCTATTGAGATCACTTATGTAGCTGGATATGGAAATACGGCAAGCGTTCCAAAGGATATAAAAAATGCTGGTCTCATTTACGCTGGGTATCTGTATGAACATAGAGGTGATAGAGGTTTTGTAGGTTTAGACTACAACCAAAGCGTACCCTATCTTGTAACGCAACTTCTACAACCTTATGTAATAAGACAGATATCCACGAATCCATACAGAGGAACTGCTCATTATGGTGGTATGATCTAAAATGTCTTTGATAGGTGAAATGAGAAATCGTATCGCTTTGCAGACTTTAAGTTCATCCACTGACGCTGGGGGTGGCAAGACCACATCTTACAGTACACAAACGACAGTCTGGGCTAAAGTTGTAAATAACAGTGGATCAGAGTCAGTCTTCGGTGATCAGCTAAGGGCAACTAATAACTTTACTTTTACCATAAGGTATTTATCAACACTGACAACTGCATACAGAATCTCTTACGATTCAAAAACATTCAATATCACAGGCATTGTCGATCTTGATGAGGGTAAAAGAAAATTTCAAGTGATCACTGCTACTGAAGGTGTAGCAACATGAGTTCAGTTAAAGTCACAGTTTTTAGTTCTATCAATTCAACTACTGAACAGGTAGAGAATCTTTACATTCAAAAGGTTTTGACTTACATAAACAAAGTGTCCAACACCTTCCAAGAAAATATACAAAGAAGTATGGTGAACTCACCAGCAACAGGAAACGCTTACACCAGTGGTAAAAATGACGACATCATTCACATAGCCTCTTCTGAGGGAAACCCCCCTAGACCAGATACAGGTAATCTTAAAAATAGTATCATGCCTTTTAGAGCAAGAAGAGTTGGTGATGTCATTTCTGGTGGTGTCGATACAGAAGTCGAATATGCTTACAATTTAGATAAAGGTAGGTTGAACAGACCATTTATGAGAGAAGGTAGTATAGCGTTTGAGCAAACTAAGAGAATGGCTAATGGTCGTGCAGTAGAGATTAGAATAGGTAACACTGTCATTAGAAAAAGAATGAAAAAAATATCAGGTGTGGAGTTTGGCTAATGGGTTTTCATTCATTCGATTTACAAAGCGCAATATTTTCAACACTGTCAGGAGACTCATCACTAGATAGTAAGATAGGTGATAACAAGATATTTGATACTGTAGCGCCACAAGATACTACATATCCTTATGTTGTTATTGGCACAGAGACAAGTCGTGAAGTCAATACTAAAGACAGATCAGGTAGAGTATACAATGTAGACATAGATGTATGGTCACAATACAGAGGACAGAAGGAAACTAAAGAAATTATGGAAATCTTGATATCCTTACTTGATAATACTACAATATCGGTAGCTGGTGCGACTTCGATAGTAAGTCAAGTAGTTAATGCAGTGACATTAGTTGAAGGTGACGGAATAACGAGGCATGGCATAGTGAATGTTGATTTTTTAATATACGATTAGCGAGGTAAAAAATGGCAGTATTAAAAGGTAAAGATTTCTTATTAAAAGATAATTCAACTGGATCTGCGTCTACAGTAGGTGGTATGAGAACTACCTCAATGACAATAAACGGAGAAATGATTGATGTCACAACTAAAGACTCGAATCCGTTTGTATCTGGTGGATCTAGTTTAGGACGAGATATTCTTGATGGTGGTGGAGTCACATCAATGTCTATCACCGCAAGTGGCGTGTATGATGATACAACTGCTCTCAATAGAATGATAGGGTTTGTAAATGCTGGCACGACTCAGGCGTATGTACTTACTTTTGGTGACGGAAGTAACTACTCAGGTAACTTTAAGATTACATCATTTGAAAAATCAGGTGATTATAATACAGAGGCAACATATAGTTTGACCATTGAATCAAGTGGACAAGTAACATTTACTTCTGCTTAATGGTAAGACAAGATAAAATATGTGGATAAAAAACGAGATTAGAATTGGCTCTGACGATTATGGATGTCAGACCAATGTCAATGGCAACATTACAGAAGTAGAGTTGCCTTACATTGAGGACTGGGCTAAATTGTTAGAGTCTGATTCTATATCTATCAACAATGAAACATATACTATACAAAGCGTAAGAGATGTAGCAGAACGACATGAGAAGTTACTGATCTTATGTATCAAACAAGAGGCAACAAAACATGAGCGAAAATCCAGTAAGAGATCTAAAACCAATTAAGTTTGGTGAAAAAGAATATTCAGCAAGACTACCTGTCAGTGCAATCAAAAAAATAGAGAACGAACTTAAAACACCACTTCTCAAACTAGCCATGAAACTACAAGCTACTGAGCTTACCTTAGATGAGTGCATATCAATACTCAAAATAGTAATCGTTGCTGGTGGTAATGACATTGAAAAAGATGAGATAGAAAAGGCTTGCAACAACATAGACT